ACCGCCGCTTCCCCGAGGTCCGCATCATCGGCCACAACGAGGTCGCGGCCAAGGCCTGCCCGAGTTTCGACGTGCAGAAATGGCTCAAGTCAATCGGAATAAACCAGTAACAACCAAATAAACCAGTCACAGCGATGTCCTTCAGCGAAATCCTCAACATTCTTCTCGGCACCGGCCTTATGGGGCTCGTGGTGGCAGTGGCCACCATGAAGGCCACCGTGCGCAAGGCCAACGCCGACGCGGAGAAGGCAAAGGCCGACGCGGAGACCGTGCGCATCACCAACACCGAGAACGCGACGCGGATACTTGTGGAGAACATCGTGAAACCCTTAAAAGAGGAACTGAATGCCACACGAACAGATTTGCAGGCCACCAAAAAGGAGATGGCCTCTACCAAGAGAGAAATGGCCCGGCTGCGCAAGGCTGTCGAGGCTGCTTCCGGCTGCCGTCATGCTGACTATTGCCCTGTGCTTTTCAAGCTGCGCGACAACCAAAAAGACACAGACGCAGCAGGAGCAGACCTTCTCGACTTCCGAGAAGAGCGACACAACTGCGGCAGTGACCAGGCTGATAGCCACGCAGCCGGTCCCGGAGAGCCGGGTGAGCCTGGCAGTATCCGTGGACAGCCTCCTTAAACTGCCCGAGGGTGCTGCCTACCGCGAGAGCAATGACCGCGCCCATGTCGAGGCCACCCATCAGGGAGGCGTAATATATATCACCGGCACCTGCGACTCCCTGCAGCGTCAGGTGGAATATTACGAGGCGCTCTACCACACGGCACGCGATGCCCTCGATCAGACCGAACAGTCGCTCCTGCAGGAGCTGCAGAAAAAGACACCGACAACTCCGTGGTGGGCGGATCTGGCTATGCTCATGCTCGGCTATATTGTCGGTGCCGCAGCAACAATTTTCGTAACAAAAGACAAAATTTTCAAAAAATGAACAAAGACTTCATGTACGGCATCGGAGCCGTGAAATACAAGGGAGCCCCCGTGGGCTATATAGCCAAGAACTCTTTCGACATGGGCGGCGTCAAGCCCGAGGCCGCCGAAATCGAGGCCGAGCAGGTGCCCGGCGCGGCCGTGCTCGTCATACCGCAGTCCAACGGCAAGATCTCGCCCAAGTTCGACATGATACAGCTCAACTTTGACAGTCTCAGACAGCTGCTCGGCGGCGACCTGCACAAATCAGGCGACAAGACGGTGGGCTGGACGGCTCCCGCCGCGGCCCTCGTTCTGGAAGGGCCGTGGGAAATCGCCCTCGTGTCCGGGCAGTCAGTCCTCATTCCCAACGCCACGCTGCTCTCCGACCTTGCCGGCAAGCTGACGCTGACCGAGACCGCGAAGATCGAGGTCGAGCTGAAACTGTCCATGCCGGCCACCGCCGGAATACCCCCTTACGGCGTGTTCGAGACATCGAGCCTCCCCGCCGAATGGACTGAAAAGGACGGGTGGCTGCTGCCAAAGAAATCCACGTCCGGCGAACAGGCCGCACAGCCCGAAGGATAAGCCATGGACGAAGCCACAATCCGGCACATAGAGATGGAGGGGGCGGACGCCCTTCTCGACGCGGGAGTGTCCGTGCCGCTGAAGAGCCTCCGCCTCCCCTTCAGGAAAAAGCCGGTAGAGATACGCGCCACGATGCGCCGCCCGTGCCTCGACGGGCAGATACGGATAGCGAGGATCTATCTCTCCATGGGCGTCACCAGCCGGCAGATGTGGGAGTTCACCAAGGAGCAGGAGATGCGCTTCCTCGCGGAGCACGGCCTGAAGATAGCCCGCATGATCGCGCTGACGATATGCCGTGGCGAACTTAAGCGCCGGATCCTTCTGCGGCCCGTGACATGGGCGGTGCGGCACTGGATGAGCAACGAGCACCTGCTCGGGGCGATGCGCAGGTTCGTGTCGCTGATGGGCACAGACCCTTTTATTCCTATTATCAGATCGGCGGAGCGGACGAATCCGATGAAGCCGAGGACGAGCCAAAGAAGGAAGGGGAGTTAAGAGCCTCATACGAAGGCTCCCATAGCCTCTTCGGGTTTGTGTGGCAGATAGCCGGCGCCACAGGCTGGAGCATGGACTACATACTCACCGGCGTGAACTACCAGACCCTAATCATGATGCTGAGCGACGCGCCCCGCTATGTGCGCCGCAAGGCGAAAGAGATCGTGCCCGGCAGGACCGCCGAGGAAGAGGCCGGAGAGATAGCGGGATTCTTCAGAAGCCAACTCGAAAAATGACATGCAGCCCGTAAGGATAGAAATAATACTGAACGACCGCGTCACCCCGGGGGCCAGGAGCGCCCGGGGCGGCGTTTCAGAGCTTACAGCCGAGACCCGGAAGGCGAAGCGCGAGATGGAGGAGCTCGACAAGGCGACCACGTCCATGGATAAGACTGTCAAGAGGCTTGCCGGTGCATTCGCCATGAAGGAACTCGTGTCGAAGATAGCGTCGGTGCGCGGCGAGTTCCAGCAGCTGGAGGTCGCATTCCACACAATGCTCGGGAGCGCCTCCAAAGCCGACGCGCTCATGCAGCAGCTCGTCAGGACGGCTGCCACGACCCCCTTCGGACTCGAGGACGTGGCCGGCGGTGCGAAACAGCTTCTCGCCTACGGTCTTGAGACGGAGAAAGTCAACGGCACGCTCGTGAGGCTGGGCGACATCGCCGCCGGCCTGTCCGTGCCGCTGAACGACCTCGTGTATCTCTACGGCACCACGATGGCGCAGGGCCGCCTATACACCCAGGACCTCAATCAGTTCACCGGGCGCGGCATACCAATGCTTGGTGAGCTCGCCAAACAGTTCGGCGTGTCCGAGAGCAGGGTCAAGGAACTCGTGGAAGCAGGCAAAGTGGGATTCCCCGAGGTGCAGAAGGTCATCGAGAGCCTGACCGACGAAGGCGGCAAGTTCGGCGGTCTCATGGAGGCGCAGTCAAAGACCATCGCCGGACAGATTTCCAACATTGAGGATGCCATTCAGATGATGTTCAACGAAATCGGACAGAAGTCGCAGGGAATCATCAGCGGCACACTTTCCGACGTGTCGTATATGATAGAGCATTATGAGCGTTTCGGGCGCATACTGCTCGGCGTAGCCGCCACTTACGGCGTTTACCGCACTGCGCTGATGACCGTCACCGCCATGAAGGGGTGGGCCACGGCAGCCGAGGCACTGCACTACAACTGGCTCCTGCTGGTGGAGAAGGCACAGAAAATGCTCAATGCCACCATGCTCTCCAACCCCTACGTCCTCGTGGCCACGCTGCTCGCCGGATGCGCCGTGGCTCTCGTCTCCATGAAGACTGAGACCGAACGGCTCAGGGAGGCCGAAGAGGACTACCAGGCACAGAAACAGAAGACCATCGAGGCAGAGGAGGAACACCGCCGTAAAATAGAGGAACTCTGCTCCATCGCCGGCAACGAGGCCGTATCGACCGACACCAGGCGCGAGGCCCTGAACAGGCTCGAGATGAAGTACCCGGACATTTTCGCCAAGTATGACACCGAGTACGAGAAACTTAAAAACATCAAACAGATCAAGGAGGAGATAGCTTCCCTCGAGAGCGGCAGGTCCATCACGAACCCGCAGAACGAGCTCGATGCCGTGGAGAGGCGCATAGCCGAGCTCGAGGCAAAGAAGGCGACCGGGCGCTATGTGACGTCATCATCCACATGGGGAACATACAGCCATCGCACAGGCGGCCTGTCCTCTGCGGAGGATACAGAGCTGAAGAACCTTCTCGGCAAGAGAAGGAACCTTTCCGCCGCCGTACGCAAGGAGGAGGTCAACGCCTACTTCGCGAACCTGACAGGAATAAGCAACGAGACCCTCGCGGCGCAGGTAAAGGCCCGCGAGGAGCTGCTGGCGCAGATGGAACTCCAAGAGAAGAAGTACGGCGCGTTAAAAGGAAATGCCGCCACAGAGGGCACATATACCCGCGAGGAGCTGCAGTACCAGTTGAACAAGCTGCGCGCGGAACAGAACCGCCGGGAGTCCGACAAGGAGAACCCGGCGACGTGGGCCGCATCCGCCAGAAGGGAGTATGAGAAGGCCCTCAAGGAGTACAACGACTTCATAGGGAAAACCTCGGGCTCCATGACCAAGGCCGAATTCGAGGAGAAGGCGAAAAAACTCAAGGAGGCAGTCGATGCAGCCAAGAAGGAATATGACAAAGTCAGGCTCGGCACCGACAAGGATGCCGAATCCGCGGTGAAGAAGCGCGAGCAGCAGCATCGCGAGGAAGACCGCATGAAAGAGCAGCGCCGCAAACTCGGGCTCGAACTTGTCGCGCTGCAGCAGGAGAATGACGAGGCCGAGGTCGAGGTGATGGAGGAGGGACTTCAGAAGAAGATCCGCCGGATCCGGGAAGAATACAAGGCGAGAAAAGCAGCTGCCGACAAGCAGCGTAGCGACTGGCGGACTCAGAACGCCCAAGCCGGAATGACAGGTCTTGGCCCCGACGGGCTTACTGACGGCCAGCGGTCGGAGATTGAACGCTCCGACGAGCTCAACGAATCCGTATACAAGGCAGCGACTTCGAGGCTGTACAAAGAACTGGCCGACCAGTACCAGTCATACGCCGACAAGCGCCTCGAGATAGAGCGCAGGCACAACGAGGACATCGAGGGACTGCGCCAGGGCCGGTTGCAGGCCGAGGCAGCCGGCGACGAGGCAGCCATGGCTGTCTACGACCGCTCGATAGCGGAGGCGGTAAAGTCCAGGGGCCGCGAGCTTGCGAACCACGACTTCGAGGTCCTGCGCCGGTCGCCGGAATATGTCCGCGCGTTCGAGGATCTGCGCGACACCTCGACAGAGACGTTGCAGGAGCTGTTGAAGCAGTTCGAGAAAGCCAAGAGCGCGGCTTCCTCCGCGCTCGACCCGCAGGACCTTCGCGAATACACCGACACCATCCGCTCTCTGATGGAGGAGATTGACAGCAGGGATCCGTTCGGGAATCTGTCAAAGCGGGCGGAGGAACTGACCTCGGCCAACCGCGAGCTCGCGGCTGCAAAGAGGCAGCTTGACACTGTGACCAATGGCGGAAAGGTGTTCACCGGACTGAAATCCGAGGGTTTCGATGCCAGCGGCAAGCCCGTTATAGTGGCGACCTATCTCAGCATGGGGGATGCCATGAAAAAATATACCGAGGCCAAGGACAGGCACACCAAGGCGAGCAACAACTTTGTCAAGGCCGAAAAGGAGGCCCGCGACAAGGTATCCCAGCTTGCCGAGGCCATAAAGGGCGTAGGCGAGGCTATTGGAGGGACTGCCGGAGAGATAATTGGTCTGATATTCGATGTCGGCACCTTTATCACTGACACAATCAATGGAATCGCCACGGTGCAGAAGGTCGGAGTAGAGGCAGTTTCGGCAGTCGAAAAGGCATCCATCATACTGACTATCGTGTCCACAGCCGTGCAGCTCTTGCAGAAGATCAGCGAGCTCGGCAGCAACAAGGCATTCAGGGAATACGAGGCCTACGCCGAGAAGGTCAGGGAGATAAACGCCCTTACGGATGCAGTCAGCCAGTACAGGCTCGCCGTGCTTGAGGCGCGGCAGGAAGAGGACTCATGGTTTGCCGAGGACGGCTTGCGGAACCTCAAGGACTGGCGCGAGCACCACGACGAGGTTTATGCCTCCTATGTCAAGAAAGCGTCCGAGGCCCAGGCCATATACCGCAACCAGAGCGGGGGCGGCTGGCTCACCGGAGCCTTCAACTGGGTCATGGGGAATCTTTCGGCACTGTCATGGTGGGACGAATGGCGCGACCTGTGGGGGCAGGGAGGATATGACGAGGGAACCACAGCCGCCGTCAACAACCTGCGCATCGAGACCCGGAAGAAGAGCAGCGGCTTCCTCGGCACCGGCATAGGCGGCCACTCACAGAAGACCGAGGATCTTGTCACCTGGGCCCGCAACAACGGCCTCGGCGAACTGTTCGACGACAAGGGCCTTATAGACAAAGAACTCGCCAAGTCCATACTCGACAACTACGGCGACAAGCTCGTGGGGCAGACCCGCGAAACCCTCGAGGCGCTGATTGAACTGCGGGAAAAATATGACGAGTACCTGCGTAACCTGCGCGAGTACGTCAGCTCGATGTACGAGCCTCTCGTCGATAACCTTGTCGACAGCCTGTGGGACTGGCTGGACAGCGGGAAGGATGCCCTCGACTCCTTCAGGGAATATGCCTCTGAAACGTTCCGGGACATAGTCTCTGACATGCTGCGGACAATCGTCATCGAGAAGGTGGTGGGAACCTTCAGCGACGACATCGCAGCCGTGTATGAGAAGTACGCCGAAGGGAAGCTGGCCGAGACGGAGCTGATGGGCGAGGTGGCAAAGCTCACCGGCGGACTCATAGACCGCTATGGAAGCAGCCTCCCGACGCTGGAGGGGTTGATGGAGACCGTCGCCGGGATGCTCGGCGAGGCCGGGATAGACATCCGCGGCGGGGAGGGACACTCCCAGAACGGGCGTGCCGGAACCTACACGGCCATGACCCAGGACCAGGGAACGAAGCTCGAGGGAGTGTTCACGGGCGTGCTGATGCACGTTTCGGAGATTGACTCGACGGTCGAGAACGTGGCGGAGAAAATGAATATCGCCGAGGGATACCTCGCGCGGATCGCCGAGAACACCGGGTCGAGCGCCGCGGGCGTGGCTGAGATAAGGGACATGATTGAGAAGATAATGCGGGACGGAATAAAGATATAGGCAATGGAAGCACTCGAAGGACTTGTGACAATCAACGGGGCCGACATCTGGAAAGAGTACGGCGCGTTTCTGACCGAGGAAAAGAAGGGGGGCAGGGAGAATCTCACGGCCATAATGACGCCCTCCAAGGCCAAGGCGCACGTCGGCGTGGACATACGCGAGCGCGACGGGGTGAAATACTCCGACACCCTCGAGGTCAGGAACCAGGAGCGCGAGGTCACGCTGCATTTCGCCATATTCGCCCCGACAAGGAGGGAATGGCTGTCGAGATACCGCGCCTTCATCACCATGCTCAAGCAGGGTGACGGAGGGTGGCTGACATTCTCGTTCCCATCGCTGGACATGACCATGCGCATGTTCTATGTCAGCTGTCCCGGCTACAGACCGCTCACCTACCTTTGGAACGAAGGCGTCCATGCGGGGCGCTTCAAGGTGACATTCAAGGAACCCGAACCGACATTCTAACCACATTCCAACACCGTTCAGACATGGCAATAACGATATACGGAAAAGACGGTGCGGTGAAGGCCGTGCTCTCGCCGGGCGACAGCTCCACCCAGGCGAAGGAGATCCAGGGCGACAACGTCCTGACCCTTTCGTTCACCCTGCCGGAGTATGTGGCGCTCGACGTGGACGACATGGCCGAGTTCCTCGGCGAGACCTACTGGCTGGCCGAGCGGTACCGCCCGAGGCAGAAGTCCACCCTCGAGTGGGCCTACGACCTCAAACTCTACGGGATCGAGAGCAGGATAAAGAACCTGCTGGTCCTGAATGACACCGACGGCGCGCAGGAGCCGGTGTTCACCCTGACCGCCCCCGCGAGGGAGCACGCCGCCCTGGTCGTGAGATGCATAAACGCCGGCATGGGCGGCGGCGCCGACTGGAAGGTGGGCGAGGTTTCCGGCACGGAGAACATCGTCATCGACTACGAGGGAAAATACTGCGACGAGGCACTGCGCGAGATTGCCGAGAAAACAGGGACCGAATACTGGTTCGACGGGCAGACCGTCAACATCTGCCGCTGTGAACGCGGCGAGCCCCTGACGCTCGGATACGACAACGGCCTCGTGTCGATAGACCCGGGAACGGCGCGGAATGTCAAGTTTTACACCAGGCTCTACCCGGTGGGCAGCCGCCGCAACATCGACCCGTCGCGATACGGCTACAGCAGGCTGCAGCTTCCCGGCGGACAGAAATATGTCGAGGTCAACGCCGAGAAATACGGGCGTGTGGACCACTACGAGACAGCCGCCTTCGCGGACATATACCCGCGAAGGACAGGCACCGTCAGCTCCGTGCGCTCCGAGACCAGAAAAGGCGACGACGGCAAGGACTTCACCATATACTATTTCAAGGACAGCGACCTGCCGTTCAATCCCAATGACTATGAGATCGCCGGCCTTGTCAAGCGTGTGAGCTTCCAGGAAGGGAGCGAGCTTGCCGGACTCGGGAACGACGACAACGGGACATACTATTTTGAGACAAACTACAACAGCTCCACAGGGGAGTTCGAGATAATCACGATATTCCCGGATGATGACACCCAGCTCCCCAACGACACGCTCGTTCCGAAGGCGGGAGACCGCTACATACTCTGGAACATAAGGATGCCGGACGAATACTACGCGCTTGCCGAGCAGGAGTTCAAGGACGCCGTCGATGCCTTCAACTCCGAACACGCCATAGACATAGCGGTATTCAAGGCACCCACCGACCATGTGTGGGTGGAACAGACCGGCGCCGACCTCTACATAGGGCGCCGGGTGCGTCTCGAGAGCGCGGAATACTTTCCGGAGTCGGGGTACCGCGACAGCCGCATAATCAAGGTGACGCGGAAGGTCAACCTCCCCTCGCAGATGGACATCGAGATAGGGGACGCACTGAGCCGGACCGCGATGGAGAAGGTGGCCGACAGCATCAGCTCCGTCAGGAACTATGCCAAGGGGCTTGCCTCCATGTCGGCCCTTCCCGACATAATAAAGACAGGCGACCTGACGAAGCTGACCGACAGCAACCTGCTGAGCGCCCTGCGCACCGTGGCCGAGATAGCCGAGCGTGCCTTGAGCCGCAAGGCCGACGACACGGCCAAAGGACTTATAACCTTCCTGAAGGGGCTTGTCTCGGAAGGACTGCTGAAGGCAAAGGGTGGGCTCGAGGTCGGAACATTCGTCAACTCCATGCTCGCCGGCATGGGCGCCGGCGTCGATGACCGGGGCAACGCGCAGGTGGAGAGCATAGAGGTTCGCACCTACATGAAGGTAATGGAGCTTATCTTCAACCGCCTCAGCGCCGTCGAGAGCGACTTCGTGTTCACGGAGTCCGGCACCGTGGAGAAGGTGGAGCAGACTGCCCCGGACACCTACGTGCTGACCATGCGCAAGCGGTGGGACTTCGACTTCCACGCCTTCAGGGAGCATGACGTCATATACGGCTCGGTCAACACGCTGCTTGCCGACGGCAGCCATTTCACCTCCTGGTTCCGCCCGGTGTCAGTCAACGCGAGCGCCAACACGCTGACAGTCGTGACCTATCCCGACACGGAGGTGCCTGCCGGGAAGAACTTCGCCCCCGTGAAGGGGATGGTCATAAACCGCAGGGGCAACGCAGTGGACAAGGACCGCCAGAGCTGCTGGTACATATCGAGCCGCGAGGGGTGCATAATGTACCTCGAAGGCGTGACCAAGCCGATCCTTGAGGAACCCAACTACTACCTCTCGCTTGGCCGCCCCAAGAACCTGAGCCTGTTCAACGGCCTGCCGATAAACTACGACCACCCCTACCTCTTCGCCAGGGGCGCGATAATCCAGGACCTTCTGCGCGTCGACTACAAAGGGAACCCCGTCTATGAGATAGTCGATGTCGGCAGGTGGGACCCCGCGGCCTCCTACATCAAGGGGAAGGACCCGGACAGCGGGCGGTACATACAGCACCAGGCGTGGCACGCGGGCTGCTGCTGGCGCTGCGTGGTCCCGGCCGCGACGGTCGGCCTCGAACCCCGGTACAACAACCTCGAATGGGCCTGCATCGTCGGCGACTCCAGCTTCACCCTCGCCGTGACAAGCTCCAACGGGCGGTTCTTCCGCTTCGGGCAGGAGTACACACAGCTCGGCTTCGTCCTGCGGCACGGAGAGATGGACATAAGCGTCGACGCCTCGCAGGTGGAGTGGACCCGGGAAAGCGGCCTCCCCGGCGAGGACCTGCTCTGGAACATAGAGCACTCGTCGAGCTTCATGACGGTGGACATCACCCCGGCGGACATGCCGTCCAACTGGCACGAGGCCCGGCAGGTAGTGTTCCGCGTCAAGGTCTCGATACTCGACGGGGCGGCGCCTCAGCCAAAGACATTTGAAACGACATTCTCACTCAAAAAATAAAAGACATGAAGACAGCAACGGCATACATCATCAACACGCCCCTATCGGTGTCGCTCTACATGGACATCATCGGGGGAGGCCTGGAGCAGACGAAGAACGCCGACGGCCTGTTCGACCCCGACAGGACGCTGTTCCCCCTGGCGCTGCGCCCCCGGCTGGCGGTCAAGGACCCCGACCACGTGCTCGCCGACGGCGACCACACCACGGGTCTTATAGACACCCGGTGGTACATCGGCACGGACGACAAAGGCACGAGGATAACCGAGAGCACCTCCGGCTTCAGCCTCGGGGCCTACGGGGAGCTTACGGTGCGGCGCAATGTCGAGCCGTCGTCGCCCCTGTCCCTGTACTTCACCTGCGGCTACATAGACCCGCGCACCCAGAAGACCATCCGCAAGTCGCAGCAGGTCACGCTGACCACCGTGCAGAACGTGGAGCTGAACCTCAGCCTCGAGATCGACGCGGCCCAGAAGATGGCCATCAGCCCGTTCAAGAACCAGGCCCTGCGCACCATAACGGCCACGTTCCGCAACGGCTCCGACCCGGTTCCGGACGCCAAGGCCGTCTATTCGTGGCAGGTGCTTGAAAGAGCCACCCTCACATGGCGGGCGATAGGGGCCGACGACCCCTTCTACGTCTCCGGGCAGGGCACCAAGGCGCTCGTCATCGACCGCCGCTACATCGACCGCGAGGCCATAAGGCTCGAGGCGCACCACAAGTCCGCCCCGTCGAGGGTCGTGTCGGCCATGACCAAGGCCTACCGCTACTACGGCCAGTGGGACGAGCGGGAGATGCTGACGCGCGGCAAGTTCGTGCGCCATGACACCCGCGAGATCGAGGCCCGCGCCGTCATCGACACCCCGAGGGGGCAGGTGACACGCCCCGAGGACTACTTCGACATAACGCACATCTTCACCACCAACGAGAAAGGCGCGCCCGAAAAGGTGATAGGCTACGGCGAGAAGGCCGTCGTCGGCGCCGGGATAGCCGGCAGGAACCCCAACGTGCTCGCGGTGTTCGGCTGCGAGGTCAGGGAACGGACGGCGCTGCGAGTCTGCACCATAGGCGGCAGGGCGGTGCAGGTCAACGGCAAGGTGATGTGCATAAGCATACCGAAACCCTAAAACCAATAACCACATGAGCAGACCAAGACTATTCTCGGTTCCGGAGGCGATAGCCACGGAACTGAACCTCACGGAACTAAGGACGCACGACGGCGCGGGCCGTGTGCTGCTCTCCGGCCGCGACCTCGCCATCTACGGCATCGACAAGGCTCTTGACGAGGGCGCGGAGGAGTTATCGCCCGATGAGACAAAAGAAATATTCCACATTTAAAAACGACAGAACATGGACATAAGCGCGATAGACACCCTCGAGGCGATCGTTGACGGCGACACCATAGTGCCCGGCATGAACTTCGTCCTCCCGGCGGGTGTGGGGAAGACCCAGTATTTCAACCCCTCCACCGGCCAGTGCACCCCCGACTACACCAAGGCGGCCAACCAGCCCACGCTGTACCCTGCCTGCTATTCGAGCAACCTCGGCAGCTTCGTGCTGCCCGACATGAACAGCTTCATGTGGTACCTCAACGACCCCGGCTCCGCCTCGGCGCAGATACTCGCCGCCCCCGGCGGTGCCGTGGCCGCGAAGTTCGCCACGAAGTTCCAGAAGACCACCTACACCGTCAACAACAAGACCTACCCGGCGCTGAAGATAATCGGCAACCTCGCGTCCGCCGGGAGCCTCAACGACGCGGTGATCTACTTCAAGGGCACCTTCAACGGCATGGAGGTGACGTGCCACGGCGACATCGGGGTGAAGGAGAGCGTCGGCAACCTGTTCGACATCCTGATCAACTGCGTCAACGAGGACGGCGTGAACGACACGGTGATAGACAACGACAGCGAGTACCTCGTACTCACCGCGTCGCTCCAGGACAGCGGCGCCACCGTCCAGGCGTCCGGCGCATGGAGCTGGCTGCGCGCGACGGCGGCCGGACTCGTGGCCGTGACGCACACCGCCGGGGTCACCGAGCTGAGCAACGGCAACAGGACGCTCAAGCTCTACGACCCGGCGGTGGAGGGCACGGAAGAATACTTCGCCAGCGTTGTCCACAACTCAGTGACGCACCGCAAGGGGATACAGGTGAGCGACACCCACGACCCCTTCTACATCAACATCGGGCGCAGCACCCCCTCGAACATGGTCAAGGAGGGCGACACGGTGGTCTACCGCCCGAGCGTCCTGGCCCGCAGCAGCCGCGCCGTGCAGACGGGGTGGTCGTTCACATTCACCCTGCGCGACCACAACGGCAACACCGTAAAGACAGCCACCGGCACGAGCCTGACCGTCACCGGAACGGAGGTCATGGAGAAGGGAGGCCTGAACGTCCACATAATAGCCATGAAGTCATAAATCCACGGTAATATGAAAAACGTATCAGCCACAGACACACTCATACCGGTGCCCATGAACGGGAAGGACGCGGTGCGCGTGACCGTCTCGCCGGAGACGGTCCTGTTCAAGAAAAGCACAGCCGTGCAGACCTCGGCCGTCCGGGTGACGGTCGCGGACGGGGACACGGACGTTCCGAACACGGCCTTCGCCTGCTCGGTTCCTTCCTCGCTCACCGTCATAGAGGACGGCCTGGCGTGGTACTCGGTTAGAGCAGGGGCGAACGCCGTCGACATCAACATCATGTCCGCGGCCGGCTCCACGCCCGGCAGGGCGCTTTCCTTCTCGGTGACGTATGGCGGAAAGACCGAGAACAGGAAGATAACGGTCAGGACGGTTTCCGACGGCGAACCCGGCGCGGATTCGGTGCGCTACTGGCTCAAGGGCAGCGTGACGCAGGTCGTGCGCGACGCGCTCGGGACCTGCACCCCCTCCTCCGTTTCATGCACGGCTCTCAGCCAGGCAGGGAACGGCGCGGCCACGGCAGCGTCGGGTGTCGTCACAAAGTGCGCGCACAGGCGCAAGACCTTCATTACCGTCGCGGCCCTTTATACGTGCGGGAATGCCGTCACTGTCGTTAACGGGGACATTGCGGTGGAATTCTACCTTTACAGGAATGACGTTCTTGTCGACACCCTGACCATACCGGTTGTCGATAGCGGCAAGCCCGGGGAGAGGGGGCGCAACGGAAGGCTTCCGGTACCGTACGGGGAGTACGACCCGGCCATAAGCTACACCGCCACCGACCTCGTGGCGCCCTTCGTCCTCCAGGAAGGGGAATACTACGTCATGAACAAGAGCGAGACTGTCAAGGGAGTGTCGCCCAAGGCCGACTACGCCGCCAACGGCACCGACGCCACGTGGCTGCACATGGAGTTCTTCCGTGCGGTCTATGCCGAGCTGCTGATGGCGCGCCTGGGGCTTATCGGCAAGGCCGTGTTCTACGACGAGTTCATGTTCTCGCAATACGGGAGGAAGAACGGGAAGGAGGTCAACTACAGCGGGGGCTACGACATACCGACCGATGCCGGAGGACTGTTCGACCCCAACATCGTGATCAACTTCCTGACCGGCGCTCTGAGGTGCCGCAAGGCCGACATCACCGGGAACATCAACGCCGACAGCGGGCGCATAGGCGCGCTGGCGATACGCGGCAACGACCTCGTCGGCCTTGTCGACGGCGTGGAGACCGTCAGGCTCTGCATCGGGAACGTCACAAACGTGACGGAGGCATTCGAGACCCGCTCCCATGAGTTCACCATGACGAGCACGGACCGAGACTGCACGACCGATGTCGAGATGACCAGGTTCGGCTACCACAGCGGCACCGCCCGGCGCCCCGGGGAGATAAGCGAGAACCGCGACGACGGCAGCTACACCGAGGACACGACGCTTTCCTGCAAGGTCAGCTTCAAACTTGACTCAGCAGTGACCAAGGTCGAGTTCGGGCGCTTCGACGTTGGCTACAACACGCGCAGCGGTAGCTTCCGGGGAACCGCCAAAGGCACGGCGAGACTCTACCGGGTGAGCGGCAGCACGCGGACAAAGGTCTCCGAGTGGGAGCTTGAGGAGCAGTCTGCGAGAGACCACGAGGTCTCAGGCCTCGTTGCCGGGAACTATGAAATCGACATATCCGCATGGCTCGTCCCGGCGGCCGGAACCGTCTCGGAATGGTGGGGAGAGACAGTGTTCTACGCCACCGCCATCTGGGTCACCTCCGGCGTTCTCTCCGGCGGCAAGACCGAGATAGCGCGCGACGGCTTCCTCTGCTACCAGGGGGAGACCAGGTACCTGTTCTTCTCAAAGGAAAAGGGCCTCGAGGTGAAGTTCGGCAACCACGGGCTGAAGGTCGGGGCCAACGGCGTGCAGAAGCTCGTCTCCGGGACATGGAAGGACATAAACAGTTAGAAAAAAGTCACAGTACAAACCAATAAACAGAAAAAATGGAAAAGATAGATCTCGCAAACGAGCTGGGCAATCTCCAGTCCGTCAGTGCCGAGGACATGGTGCTTGGCTTCTCGAAGTCCGGCAAGAAGTTCGGCTTCATCCCCCTGAGCTTCGTGACCAATGAGGGCTACGCCTGCCGACGATGGAACATCAACAACAGCAGCCCCGTCGGAGAGGCGGTCGGCAACATCGACTACCTGCGCTCCCTGCCTGCGCTGCTCGGCCTCGGGTGCTACCTCGTTGACCGCAACCACGGCCGGCGCAAGCTCGACCCGACGAACCACTACAAGTTCGCCACCGGCGAGACGGCGAAGCTCGACGGGTCGATGGGCGACTACATGTGGGGCTGGGGAACCGCCTGGTACTACGCATGGTGGACCGAAGGCGGCTACTACTACGAGGCGGCGAGCCTCAAGCCCATCCCCGGCAGGCTGAACTACCGCATCCCGGTGGCGAGCACGTCGGCCCTTGGCGTCGCCGTGGTCGACCGCACCAACCTGGAGCTGTGCAGCGTCATCAACACCAGCGTCCGCTACCGCGGCGGCAACAACGACACGGCCAAGGACGGCACGTTCAGGACGCTGCTGGGCCGCGCTGCGACAAGCCTCAACGCGGCGACCTTTGGCGAATACGCCCGCAAGAAGGGGGAGGGGTGGGAGGCCTACTGGTATGCCCATCCCGCCGCGATAGGCATCCTGTTCCGCATCATCTTCGGGACAAGGAACGTGCAGTCCGCAGTGAACGCCAACAAGGATGCCAACGGGCTTTGGCAGGGTGGCCTCGGCAACGGTGTTACCGGCGCCGGGTCGTGGTGGAGCGCGTCGGCAGCCGACAACCCCAACACCTTCGGCTCCCTTCCGTTCCTGCCTACGAATGTCGGCGTCTCCCTCGCCGACGGCTGCGGCTCGGTCAACTACGCGGTCAAGGGCGCGGACGGGTCGACGCTCTACACGGCCCCGGTGCCGGTGTTCTTCGGACTAAAGAACTTCTTCGGCTATATGGGCCGGTGGGAGCGCGGCATACTCATCGACAAGATCGCCGGCGGCGCGGCCGACATTTATGTCGTGCCGAAGCTGTACAGCGCCTACTCCATGAACTCGCTTTCAGGACTGACGAAAGTAACCACGACGCCGGCGGCCAAGACCGCGAGCACATGGGAATACCCCAAGCAGCTCTCGATGCAGAACCTCTGCCACGTGCCGACCGTAACCGGCGCGACATCCTCAACCTATTATGCCGACGGCTACTACAACGACAACGCCGTTTCGGGGCTTCGTGTGCCTGCCCGTGGTGGTGCTGCGGACCATGGTGGCTATGCCGGGCTTGAGTGCCTGAATGTGAGCAATGGTGTCTCGACG